ATGACGACGGCCACCGACCTGCGCTTCGCGGCGAGGAAGGGCTACGTCCAGCCGCCTGGCACCGGCCCGTTCGGCGAGACGTGCGGATCGTGCCGTCACCGGCGCCCGACGTCGTGCGACAACCGCACATGGGTCTGCGGCCTTGAGAGCCGGCACATCGACGTGCCCATCGCGTCGGCGACGAAGTCGTGCGCGCGCTGGGAGACGTCGTCCCGGTGACCAAGCGGCGCGCCTCGATCGACGCCAGCCAGCTGGGCTTCACGTTCGACCCGCCGATGGCGGCGACGAGCGATGCGGACCTGGCCGGGCTGGATCGCATCATCGCGGCCAAGGTCGGTCTGGCGCTGAAGGGAGATTCGCGGGGGCGTCACGAGATCGCGGGTGCGATGTCGGCGCTGCTCGACGAACCGGTTTCGAAGGCAATGCTCGACGCATACGCGGCGGAATCGCGCGAGGCGCACAACATCTCGGGCGCTCGGCTGTTCGCGCTGATCGCGGTGACCGAGCGGTTCGACCTGCTCGACCGCCTCGCGCGCCGGATCGGCGCTGCGCTGCTCGTCGGCGAAGAACTGCACACCGCCCGGCTCGGTCATCTGCGCGCGCAGCAGCGCGAACTGTCGGCCGAAATCAAGAAAATGGAACAGGCGGCGACGCCGATAAAAAGGGGCGCGAAGTGAAGCCGGGCGGGGGAAAAGAGTGGTTCACGGCGGCCGAGCTGGCGGACCTGGCGCTGGCCGGCCTCGGCGGCGTCAAGCGGCGGATCAACGAGCGTGCAGCCTCCGAGGGTTGGGCGCTGCGGACGGGCAAGTGGGACGAACCGCTGGCGCGGCCGCGGACGGCGCGGGGCGGTGGCCTCGAATATCATATCAGCGTGTTGCCGGCGGCCGCGCGGGTCGCGCTGGCGGCGATGGGGATCGCGGTCGTCGCCGACATCGTCGATCCGCCCGCGTCGGCGGCGCTGACGGGGGCGGCGCTGACCGGCGCGGCGCAGCTCTGGCGCTGGTTCGACGGCGCGTCGGACAAGGTGAAGACCGAGGCGGCGCGCCGGATGACGGCGATCGGCGAGATCGAGACGTATGAGGCCGCGGGGCTGACCCGGTCGGCGGCGGTAGCGACGGTGGCGGCGATGTCCGCGATCGGCGCCTCGACGCTCTGGAGCTGGTTGGGGCTGATCGAAGGCGTCGCGGCGTCCGACCGGCTCGCGTATCTCGCGCCGCGGCGCGCGGGTGGCGGCGCATCGGCCGAGGTCGAGGCCAGCTGCTGGCAGGTGTTGCTGTCCGATTACCTTCGTCCCGAAAAGCCGACCTTCACCGAATGCTACCGCCGGATGGTGCGCGACTATGCCGCGCCACGCGGAATCGCAGTGCCGATCGAACGCACCCTGCGGCGCAAGCTGGAGCGGGTGGACGGTCGGCTGATCATCGCGCGCCGCGAAGGCGCCGAGGCGCTGCGGCGCTCCATCCCCGCACAGGAGAGATCGGTCATGGAATTGCATGCTCTGGAAGCCGTCAACATCGACGGCCACAAGTTCGACGTGTTCGTTCGCTGGGAAGACGGCCGCATCGGGCGCCCGATGATGGTGGCGCTCCAGGACATCTACAGCCGCAAGATCGTCGCGCACCGGATCGACGAGAGCGAGAATGCACTGGTGACCCGGCTGACGTTCGCCGACCTGTTCCGCGACTATGGCATCCCGAAACACTGCCTGCTCGACAACGGCCGGGCGTTCGCCAGCAAGCTGATCACCGGCGGCGCGAAAAGCCGGTTTCGGTTCAAGATCAAGGCGGAAGAGCCGACCGGCATCCTGACCGCGCTGGGCATCCACATCCACTGGGCGACGCCGTACCGCGGCCAGTCCAAGCCGATCGAGCGGGCGTTTCGCGACCTGTGCGACACGATCGCCAAGCACCCGGCGCTGGCTGGCGCGTACACGGGCAACCGTCCCGACGCGAAGCCCGAGAATTACGGATCGAAGGCCATCCCGATCGCCGATTTCCGCGCCGTCTGTGCCGCAGGAATCGCGGCGCATAACGCACGGCCGGGCCGCAGGACCGAGACGGCGCAAGGGCGCAGCTTCGACGACGTGTTCGCCGCCTCCTATGCGGTGGCGCCGATCGGCAAGGCGACCCCTGAGCAGCTGCGCCTGGCGCTGCTCACCGCCGAGGAGCGGACGTGCGATCGGGACACCGGCGTCGTGACGCTGGAGGGCAATCGCTATCACGCGGCCGAGCTGCGCGATCACACGGGCAAGCGGGTGACGCTGCGGTTCGACCCCGACGATCTGCACGGCGCGGTCCACGTCTATGACCGCGCGGGCATGTTCATCTGTACCGCGCCGGCGATCGGACGCGACGGGTTCTTCGACAAGGCGAGCGCCGGCAAGCGCAAGGCGCAGGAAGCCGATCTGCGCCGCACGGTGCGTGAGGTCGAGCGGCTGACCGATCTGATCGATGTCCAGTCGCTCGCCGCGCTGATGCCCGCGCATCCGGATGAGACTCCCGCGCCGATCGCGGCGGTCGTCCGGCCCGTGCGGCATCGTGGCCAGACGCGCGCGGCGCTCAAGCCCGTTTCAGAGGCCTCTCAGGCGCTCCTCGACGCCGCTCAGGGCAGGCCCCTCGCCCCCGTCATCGACCGGCTCGCCGGGCTGCGGCTGGTCGGCTGAACGCGCGCCCGGCGCGGTCCGGGCAATGAAGGAAGGAGAATTTGATGTTCGCCAGCATGCACGATCGGATCGGGCTGATCGCCACCGAAGACAGCGACCGCGAGCAAGAGATTGGTGCTCGATGCCCCTCCCATCTCAAGATCATCCTCGTGACCGGACACGTCTTCGATAACCTTCGCCTGATCGACGGTCTCAATTCGCATGATGACGAGACGTTCGACGTCATCGAAGCTCATCACGATCACCCCGGCGGCGGCGTGTCCTGGACCATCGTGTCGGCACATGTGGTCGCGATCGAGCAGGCCTTTCCGACCGAGGACGAGATCGTCGCGGCAAAATTAAAGAATTGAACCTGTTGGCCGCGCGGGGGGTGCCACCCCCGCGCGACCGCTCACTACAAGCAAGGACGCGCGTATCATGAACAACCCCGAGGCACTACCGCTCGACATTGCCGAGCAGCAGGCGTGGCTGTCCGGTCACAAAGCCGAAACCGGCCTCAGCTGGTCGCAGCTGGCGCCGAAGATCGGCGTACCCAACGGCACGCTCAGCCAGTTCCCAACCGGCGCCTACAAGGGCGATCTCAAGAAGATCGCCGAGGCGGTCTATCGCTATCGCCAGCTGCTGATCGCGCAGGCGGAAATCGCGATCGAGATGCCGGAACCGCCGGCGTTCTTCGTCACGCCGACGACGCGGCGGATCATGACGATGCTGACGATCGCGCAGCGCGGCCGGATGACGGTGATCGCGGGTGGCCCTGGCACCAGCAAGACGGAAACCTGCCACCATTATCAGGCGAGCGTCAGCAACGTCTGGATCGCGACGATGGCGCCGTCCACGTCTGGCATCCCGGCGATGCAATATACGGTGCTGGAGGCGCTGGGCGTCGACGTCGATGGCCGCAAGGGGACGACGGTCGCGCTCACCGCCAGGATCAAGGGGCTGCTCGCCAACACGGGTGGGCTGCTGATCATCGACGAGGCCCAGCATCTCGCGGGCAAATCGCTGGAAGAAATTCGCAGCTGGCACGACGATCCCAAGGTCAGGATCGGGGTCGCGCTGGTGGGCAACGAGGACGTGCTGACCCGGCTGACGCTTGGCAGCCGCAAGGATGAATTCGCGCGTCTGGCCAGCCGGATCGCGCAGCGGATGATCTTTCGCGGGCCACAGGACGGCGATGCACTCGCCCTGGCGGATGCGTGGAACGTCATCGACGACGATCAGCGCGCCTTCATCGTCGCCACGGCGCGTCAGCCTGGTGGGCTGCGCACCTGCACGATGATGCTGGAAACCGCGTTCATGCTCGCATCCGCCGAGAACAACACGCTCCAGGTCGCGCACCTCCACGACGCCTGGGCGCATCTGTCGATCCGGCAGATGGCGGCGTGAGCGCCTGGAGCGCCCTCCGGGCCGGGCACCCGTGGCTGTTCGTCGAGTGCATCGCGATCGTCGCGTGGCTGCGCGACGGTGACACGATCGCGTCGATCGCCACCCGCCTTCAACGGCGCGTCACCGAGGTGCGCAGCGCGATCTATGGAGACCCGGCACATGGCTGACACCCGCACGGAACGGAGTCCGGCGCGGTTCGCGGTGGGCAAGCCGGCGACGTTCGACGCCGGTAGCCAGCATCGCCGGTCGATGCTGGCCAAGGTGCATATCGCCAAGAAGACGCTCGGCCTGACCGATGACGATTATGTCGCGGTGCTGCTGCGCATCGCCGGACGCGAGAGCGCGGGCGACTGCACGGCTGCCGAGCTGGACGCGGTCCTCACCGACTTCAAGCGGATGGGGTTTTCGCCCGAGGCGCGGCAGAAAGGTCCGCGGCCGGCCGATCATCCAGCGGCCAAGAAAGCGCGGGCGCTATGGATCTCGCTCGGGCTGCTCGGCGTCGTGCGCGATCCGTCCGAGAAGGCGCTGGAATCGTTCGCGCGTCGCCAGCTCGGCTGCACGCGGATGGCATGGGCGAACCAGGGTCAGGTGTACAAGCTGATCGAGGCGCTGAAGGCGATGGCCGAGCGCACCGGGTGGAGCCAATCGACCGAGGGGCTGAACGCTGCCGCGGTGCCGACCGTGCTGCGCCGCCGCCTGTGCGAAGCGCTGCTGGCCAAGCTGCATGCAGCCGGATTCGCGCCGGCCGACTGGAACATTCAGCGCGCCGCCTATGAGTTCGCGGGGGTCGAGATCGCTTTCGCCTTCGTAAGCGCTTCGACGCTCGACACGATCGCGCGCGCGTTCGCCGCCATCCTGACGGGCAAAAGGTCGTGATCGCCGCCCCCGCCACGCGTGGCTATGCGGTGCTCTACCGCGCGGCGCAGCTCTGCCCGTCCTGCGGCCGGGCGCACTGGCTGGTCGGTCGCCAGTCGGCCGAGTGCGCCTTATGCGGGACCGCGCTGGCGCTCGCACCGCGCGAGCCTGACGCGGCCGACGAAGTCGCCGGCCAGGCTTGATGCCACGCAGCGCGCAATGACAAGTCGGCCGGGGCCTGAGCTGGAGACGCTGATCGGCGAGGATGCGCTCGTGCGCCTCGCCGAGGCGTTCGGCGGCACCCGGCTGTTCGTGCCCGTCAAGATGTCGTCGGCGCACGACATCGCCAAGGCGATCGGGGTGGAGGCGGCGATGCGGCTTTCCGAGCGCCTGGCGCCCGACGTCATCCGCGTGCCGCTTGCGCGCGAGCAGCGGGCGCGACACTATCGGGCGACGGGCAAGAGCAATGCGCAGATCGCGCGCGCGCTGGGGCTGACCGAGTCGGGCGTCGAGAAGCTGTTCAAGCGAACGCGCCAGAACCAGGCGGACAGCCAGCCCACGCTCTTCGGCTGACGGTATCCGGCCTCGCCCGGCTTTCTTGCCCGCCTGGGCGGGCATGTTTCCGGGATCGTAGTGCCCGCAATGTCGCCAGATCATGGCGATCCCACCCACCATCACCGCGCTGATCGACGGCGTCATCGGCCGCGAAGGCGGCTATTCCGATCATCCGGCGGATAAGGGCGGGCCGACGCGCTGGGGCGTCACCGAAAAGGTCGCGCGCGCCAACGGCTATCGCGGCGACATGCGCGTGTTCCCGCGCGATCTGGCGTTTGCGATCTACAAGCTGCTGTATTGGGATCGGCCGCGGCTGGGGATGGTGGCGCAACGCTACCCGGCGGTCGCGGCCGAGATGTTCGACACCGGCGTCAACATGGGCGTCGGCGTCGCCGCCGAGTTTCTCCAGCGCGCGCTGAACGCGCTCAATTCGGAAGGCGCGCACTACCGCGACGTCGTGCTCGACGGCGACATCGGGCTGGCGACGCTCGACGCGCTGGACGGGTTCCGCAAGCGGCGCGGCGACGAGGGCGGCGAACGGTTGCTGGAGGCGATCCGCTCGCTGCGCGGCGCGCGGTACATCGAAATCTGCGAACTGCGCCCCGCCAACGAGGCGTTTACCTATGGCTGGTTCAGCCGGATGGTCGAGATGGCCAAGGCGATCTTCCGGTGAGGACGCTGCCGATCCTCGCCGGGGCGCTGAGCCTGGCCGCCTGCGCCACGATGCGCGCGCCCTCGACCGCGCAGCTCGATCGCGTCCAGGCGCGCTACGACCAGGTCAAGGCCTTCGCCGATCTGCTGCTGCCGTACCTGCCCGAGCATCGTGCGGCGCGTGTCCGTCTGGCGGGTCGCGTCGCCGATCGCGCGCTGCTCGCCGCGCGCGTTGCCACGACGATCGCGGAGCAACGCGCGGCGCTCGCGCGGGCCGAGGCGGCGATCGGCGGTGTCGATGATGCCATCGACCGCCCGTGAGCAGGCGGTGAGCCGCATGACCGGCACCATCACCATCCCCGGCCCCGAAACGCTCATTCTCTTCGGCGTCCAGGTCAAAGTGCTGTCGGCGATTTTCGGTATCGGCGGCGTGCTGCTCGGCCATTTGATGGCGCCGATCCCGGCGCAGCCGCTGGGCTGGCGCCGCCAGTCGGCGGTGGTGATCGCGGGTGTCCTGCTGGCGGTCGCGCTGACCATCGCGACCGGGCAGCGACCGCTGGTCGTGCTGGGCTGGGCGATCGGCATAGGCTTCGCAGGCATCACCGTATTCCAGACCTGGGGGGCGCAGGCCGCGTCCGCGGCGCGCAAGGTCGGCAGCGCCGCGCTCGACGATCTCTCCGACCGCCTCGACGCGCGCAAGGACGCACCATGACGCTCTCCTATTCAGACATCCTCATCACCGTGATCATCGTCGCGGTCGTGCTCTACGCCGCCCACCGGCTTGGTCAGGTCAATCCGGTCGGCACCGGCAAGCTCGCGCGCCGGCTGTCGGCCGTAGAGTTGAAGGTAGCCGAGCAGGGCGAGAAGATGGACGGCTTCGACCGGTCGCTCGTCTCGCTGGTCGGCAGTTCGGCGGACACGGCGCGCGGCGTGGAAGCGCTACGGCTGGAACTGGCGGGCGACCGCGGCTTGACCGAGCGTACATGGTCCGCGGTCGATCGACTCCAGCTGTTCTTTATCGAGGACTCGTTCAAGCGGAGGGCCGATCAGTGACCGCAATCGGGGCCGGGGCCAACTTCTACGACTATACGATGGGTCACGCGCGCCTTGCGATCCTGCGCGCGCTGACCGAGGCGGTGCAGCACAGTACGAACGACAGCATCCTGGCGATGCTCATGGAACAACTCGGCCTGCCGGTGACACGCGACCAGCTGCGCGGGCAGCTCGGCTGGCTGGAGGAGCAGGGACTCGTGCGGCTGATGCGACCGGCCGACAGCCTGGTCGTGGTGACGCTGCGCGAACGCGGCGCGGACGTCGCGCTGGGGCGGGCGGTCGTGGACGGCGTCCAGCGCCCATCGCCGGGCCGTTGAGGAGGTGGGAGAGATCATGAGCATCGACGATCGCGTCGCCGCGGATGCGCGGCTGATGATCCTGCGCTGGCTCGCAAACCAGGTGGACGGCCGCGCCAGCGACGTCGTGCTGGCGCGCGTGATCGACGCTTATGGCGTGCGCCGGTCGCGCGACTGGCTGCGGACCCAGATGCGGGCGCTGGCCGAGCTGGAGGCGGTCAAGGTCGAGATGGTTGACACGGTCATGATCGCCACGCTGCGCAAGGCGGGCCGCGATCATGTCGAGCGGCGCGGCGTCATCGAGGGCGTGTCGCGCCCCGCCGACGAGGATTGATGCATGGCCCGCTCGCACGCGCGTCGGGGCTGGCGGTCCACCCAGCCCGATCCGGCGCTGATCGGCCCGATGCTGCGGCAAGCTGGCTTCATCGGCAGCGACAGCGACCCGACGTCCGTCCGCGCCTCGTTCGACGCGGACGGGCGACCGCGCCGTATCCATGCACGTTATGCGGAAGGCTGGACCTGCGCGATGCATCTCTCGATCGACGGTTCGTATTCGCTCAGCCAGTCGATCCGGATGCGCGTATCCGGAAGGGTGCCCGCATGAGCGGCTATGCATCGACCTGGCCTGATCCAGGCGGGCCGCGCCGGCGGCTGGCGATGTGCATGGACGAGACCGACGCGCAAGTGGTCGGCGTCAGTCGCAGCGATCTTGCTCTCATCCTCAATTGGTTTGACGGGTTCGATGATCGGGTCAGGTCTCTGGCCGAGATCGGCTTCGTCCAGCGCGTCGCATCACTGGCCGACGCTCATGCCGAACTAGGAACGCCCGACCACCAGCGTTGCCTCGGCGCAACCGTCCAGGATGTGCGCGTGCTGGCTGACTTCCTAGCATCCTCGTGCGAGGAAATTGATGTTCATCCGATCATGGCGCGCTTCGAACGGGCCGGGGCAGCCTTGTGCATCCAACTCGACTCGCGGACGGAAAGTGGTGGTCGGCCGGCCGTGGAACACGAGGTGCCGTCTTGACGGATGACCGCCGCGAGGGCCGCGGACGGCTGTCGTCGATCGACCTGCTGCCCGACGATGCCGAACCCGACATCATCTGGGCGCTGGAGCAGCTGCGCGAGCGCGCGATGCCGCAGAACGCCATCGTGGACGCGTTCAATTCGCGGCTCGCCGATCGCGGGATCGCCGGCGTCAGCAAGTCGGCTTTCAGCCGCTGGTCGGTGCGCAAGGCGATCCAGTTCCGGCGGCTCGACGAAGTGCGCGCGATCACCAGCGACGTCGTCAGCGGTCTCGGCACCGACGGTGCCGACCAGGTGACGGTCGCGGTCGCCGAGATGCTGAAGGTCGCGATCTATGAAGCGCTCGAAAGCGGACCGCCCGACCCCAAGTCGATCATGGAGCTGAGCCGTGCGCTCGGCTCGGCGGTATCGGCGCAGAAGACGTCGGCCGACCATCGCCGCAAGCTGGAGGACCAGGTCAAGGTCAAGGTCGAGCAAGCGGCCGATCGTGCTGGCGATGCGGCGCGTGAAGCCGGTCTCAGCGTCGAGCGCGCTGCGGACCTGCGGCGCCAGGTGTTGGGCGTGAGGACGTGACGCTCGGCAACAAGGTCGTCGGTGCGGTGTCCGGAATGGCGATTGCCGCGGCTGCATGCGCTGCGCCGGCACCCGTCCTGTCACGCAATGCGGACAGCCTACCGGTGGAGATGCCGCGCGGCGCCGAGTTGCCGGACGACCACGATCCGCTCGCCGAGGGCATCCTCATGGCCCACCAGCTTGAGTGGATCGAGGACAAGTCCGACCTCAAGCTGGGCGAAAAGGGGCGCCGCTGCGGCCTGACCTATGCCGAAGCGCTGGACGACACCATCGCCGCTGCATCGTCGCGTTCGGCCGGCGGCGACAACGTGTTCTACATCGGCGACACCAAGGACAAAGGCCGGGAGTTCATCGGCTACGTCGCCCACTTCGCGCGCATCGTCGCGAAGGAATTGGTCCATGTCGAAGAATTTCTGTTCGAAGATGAGCTGGAGGACGGCACTTCTCGGATGATCTCGGCGTACCGGGTACGGTTCGCGTCCGGGTTCAGGATCGAGGCGCTGTCGTCGCGGCCCGAGAATATTCGCGGTCTTCAGGGCATCGTCGTGATCGACGAAGCGGCGTTTCACAAAGACGTTCGGGCCGTGCTCGATGCGGTGAACGCTCTGTTGATCTGGGGTGGCAAGATAAGGATCATCTCTACCCACAACGGCGTCCTCAATCCATTCAACGAGCTGATCCGCGAAGCCAAGGCCGGCAAGGTTCCCTTCAGCCTCCACTTCGTGCCGTTCGCCAAGTCGGTGGCCAACGGCCTGTACAAGCGCGTGTGCCTGTTGCGCGGGAAGGAATGGTCGCCCGAAGCCGAGGCGGCGTGGGAAGCGCAGATCAGGTCGGCCTATGGCGTCCGCACCGCGCAGATGCACCAGGAACTGGACGCGATCCCGGCGGATGCGGAAGGCTCGGCGCTGACCCGCGTCGCGATCGAGGCGGTGGCGGATAGGGCAATCCCGGTCGTCCGCTGGTTTCTACCCGATAGCACGAAGTCGGCCGAGCCTGCGGTGCGCGACGCGGTCGTCCGCGAATTCTGTCGCGAGAAGTTGGCGCCGGTACTCGCCACGCTCGACGCCGATCGCCGCCACGATCTCGGCTCCGACTTCGCGCGCACCGGCGACGCGGCCAGCACCGTCGTCACCGAACTCGGGCGCGACCTGGCACGGCGCGGGCGCTTCGTGCTGGAGATGCACAACGTCCCCTTCGAAATGCAGCGCGACGTGCTGTTTTTCGTCCAGGACCGGCTGCCGCGCTACGGGCACGGCGCCTTCGACGCCGGCGGCAACGGCGCGTACATCGCCGAGGTCTCCAACCAGCGCTACGGCGCGCGGATCAGCGAGATCAAGCTCAGCCAGGAATGGTATCGGGTCAACGGCGGGCCGTATGTCGAGGCGATCGGCGATCGGACGGTGACGCTGGCGGGCGACGAGGACGTCATGCGCGATCACCAGGCGCTCAGCTATGTCGGCGGGGTCATCCGGGTGCCCGACGACATGCGCTACAAGGGTGAGGACGGACTGACCCGCCACGGCGATACGGCCATCGCCGGTCTGCTCGCCTGGTTCGCCTCACGCCAGGGCGCGGCCGAATACGGCTATGAGCCGGTGCGGGTCGGCCGATCCATGATGACCGAGGATGCGGACGACTGGGGCGGTCCCGACGACGAGGGCGCGCGGGGCTGGTGGCGGGCACCACTCGGCGCGCAAATCCGGTGACGCCGCAGAACGGCCCAGAACGCCGCGTGGCCCCGCCAGCCGCCTCATCATTGCCCGAACCATGCGACCCCGCTTCTTACGGCCTCTTAGCGGCCTCTAACCGCCCATTCGAAGGATGATCCGATGACCGGCACACGTCCGGAACTTGTCGACCACCGCGGCCAGCCGCTCCGGCGCGACGTGCTGACCCAGGACATCGCCGGGCCGACGCTGGCGGGCGTGCGTTCGCCGATCAGCGGCTATCCCGCGGACGGGATGAACCCGGTGCGCCTGGCCAACATCCTGCGCGCCGCGGACCAGGGCGATCCGCTGGCCTATTTCGAGCTGGCCGAGCAGATCGAGGAACGCGACCCGCATTATCTGGGAGTTCTCGGCACGCGCAAGCGATCGGTCAGCCAGATCGACGTGACCGTCGTCGCGGCGTCGGACGATGCGCA